CGCAACCTCCTCTGTCCATTCAATGTAGTAACCCGCCTTGCCGTAAATCTCTTGCAGCAAGTGAACGACTACACCAAATCCTGTCAAGCCAAATTCTGCTTCTATCAGTTCAAACTTTGCGTTCAATGTGACATCAAGCGGAAAGTAATCGATCCCGCTCTTTGCCATAGACTACTCCCTTAAAACGGTAGATCGCCGTCGTCCTCGCTGATCACCTCAAAGCCGTCTGTGGAGCTCTCTGCGGTGAAATGCGGCTCGGTAGCATCGGCGCGCTTGCTGTCGCCGAAATAGATGTTGTCGGCGATGATCTCCGCGTTGCGGCGCTTATTGCCGTCCTTGTCCGTCCAGTCGCGGACAGTGAGCTTGCCCTCGACCACGACCATGCGGCCTTTGCTGAGATACTGGCAAGTAAACTCTGCCTGCTTCCGCCACGCTACTACGTCGAGGAAATAGGTTTTCTTCTCGCCGGTTGCCTTGCTCTTGAAATCGTCATCGACGGCAACGGTGAAACTCGTGACCGCCGTTCCGTCCTGCGTGCGGCGCAGTTCCAGATCGCGCGTAATGCGACCCATGATGCAAATTCTGTTCAGCATGATTCTTCCTCCAAATAGTTTTTCTTAAATACCGCCATGAACGTGTCATGGCCATAAAGTTCTTCGAAACGCTTCTGACACTCGCGTTTCAGCCGCATATCCAGCTCGTGACCGTCTTTCCCGTGCACGCCGTAATCGGCCATATTGTGCCAGTCGGCACGCAGCCACACCCAGCAGCCCCAAATATCGGATAGCTGCCGACGCCCACCACCGTAAATGTGATGCCGCGCGAGGTTCGTAGAGAATCCTGAGATATAGCATTCTCTCTTGTCCTGCATGATGCTTTTAGTCATCTGCCCCATTCCTCCTTCAATGCGTCAAGCTGCTGCGGGGTCAATGTCTCAATACCCAACTCCTTGCAGTCCTGTACGATGTTGTCGATCAGGCGCGCCATTTGCTTTGTGTCAAAGGTGGACGAGCCGTAATACAGCACCACATTCTTGCAACCGTCAATTTTGCTGTCCATCACTTCCGTCTGCCAGCCGATACCATTCTTGTTCCAGCTGTCGCATAGTTTCTGTACGGCCTTCTCGCGCACGCAGACGGTTTCTGTGTTGCCGCCAACGTCCCTGACCTCTCGGCGGTAAATCTCGCTCTTGGGCGTTCCTGTGGCTTCTGCGAGCTTATCCAGCAGCACCCATGAGTAAGCGTTTGCATCAAGACTCCGTTTCTCTCGGTGCTTCTTGACGGTCACGTCAACGTTTACCTCGCGCAGCTCGTCGTACAGTGTGCCGACGTTCTCCCGCGTAGCGATGGTGAGTAAATACCCACCATCTCGCGCAAGGGACAAATCATGCAGACGGGCTTTCATTTGCTTTTCTCCTTGCCATCATGCAAGCCCAGCAGAGCGGCGCTTTATAGGTCTTTCGCGCGTTTTCCGCGATCTCCTCGACGGAATATTTCTTGCCGCCGTGCGTCACCGGATAGATAGGCTTGCCGCAGTCCTTACAAACCGGTTTTCCAGCCGCCTCGTTTGGTTGCTGTCTCTCCGGCCTTGGTGTGTACTTGGTCGCGTCCTTCGCCCAATACACATCGGCGCCAAACCCGAGCGCCTTGCAGGCAACGGAGATAGCATCGGTCAGCGCCATTTTGAAGCATTCGTCAGAGGTGTAAAGGCCGTTGCGTTCACTGGCAACAAACGCGCTGCCGCCTGTGCCGGGGATCGCGTCTGACCACGCACCATCAACTTTAATGAAAAGGTCAATGTCCACAAATGCGGAAACCTCGTTGTTCGCGCCATTTTCAAGGCGCTTATCGGTGATGGTATATTTCCAACCGATACCGCAAGGGCCGAACTGCTCCGTCAGCGCCTTAATGCGCCACATTGGGTTAATGTCGGTCTTGCCTTTCAGCCTCCCCGCTTGAATTTCGCGCTGTGCGGACTGCGGGACTTGCCGTACGCTTTCATAGATTCCAAGGTTCTCCATCAGGTAACTCCTCCATTTTCAGCGGGCACCAAATGCCGATGCCGCGCGTGTCTGCGATATATTCGCCGGTTCTCCGGCACTGGTTGCGCGAGTACGTTTCCAGCAATGGGCAATACATGCACTTAACTTCTTTGTTCGGGAAGTAGATGTCAACCGTGCAGTGAGTGTACTCGCTAACCCCATCAGTTTTCATCTTTTGCCTCCGTTATCCATTCCTCACCGCAGAAGGGGCATACCAGCGTTTCGTGCCAGTAATACCCGCGCTCTCCGTCAAGGTTTTCTCGTTCGCGGCAAATAGCCGGGTGCTCAAAATCCGCGCCGCATGATTCGCAGTGCATCATTCCTCCGCCTCCAAATACACCATTGCGCTCTGCACGCCAAAGACGCGCGCCGCCTGATGGTCGTCAAAAAACACGTCGATGTGGTTGCCGTTTACGCCGCTGCCGCAGTCCTCGGCGATGTACTCGTGTTGCGTGCCGTCCGGCCAGATCAGCAGGACGCGCGTCCCGTAAGGGATCACCTTCGGGTCAACAGCAATCGTGCGTCCCTCGGTCGCCAGCGTGCCGGTCGCGGTATAGCCGTTTGCCCACTTGCCGCAGCAGCAGCGACCGGGGCAGTAAGCCGTGAGCGTAAACTCCCCGAGAAACACGTCATCGCAATATGCGTATTCGGTCGCGGGAATATCCCACGCGGGGTCATGTTCTTCTACGATGGGGGCTTCTTCCGGTTCCGCATCGACCGCCTGTGCGCTGGTGGCGAGGATTGAGATCACAATCAAAAGGATCGTCGCGCCCAGACACGCCGCCGCAAACAGCGCCGATTCATCGGCCTTGCGCTGCTCTCTCGTGCGCTTGTCGTGCCGTCTCATCGGCGGCACCCCCTGTCGATAAACGGCAGCAGCTCATACAGCACCTTGCACACCGCGCACGCGCCGATGACGGCAAGGCTCGTATGGAAGTCGCAGCCGTTGAGCGCGATCACCGCAACGGCGATACCGCCGAAAAACAGCGTATCAGCCATGCTTTTCTCCCTTCTTCTCGTTCGGTACAAGGCCGACAAACTCAAGGCCGCGACCGCGTGCGTAAATCTCGCCCATGATCGTCCCCAGCTTTACGGGGTCAGGCGGCGTGACCCAGATGATCTTGTATTCTGGCTTTTTTCTCATTGCCTTTTCCTTCCCTCCGTGCTACAATAAGCACGGACACAATATCTTGTGGTGAGATTTGTCCCACCCGCCCCGCTCGATGCTGCAACATTGGGCGGGGCATTTTTTTACTGCCCGTCGCTGGATTCAAACAGCTCGTCCACTGTCACGCCGTACATCTTCGCCAACTTCTTGTGGTACTTCCGCAACGGTCGCCAGTCGCCAAGTTCCCAATGCGTTACGCAGGATAAGTCAACATTCAGTTTCTTTGCCACCTGTGCGCGGGTCAGTCCGGAGCGTTCTCGTAGCTCTCTCAATGTCAATTTTTGTGTCCTCCCTTCATTGTGAGTTATCATTGACTGCGGCGGGGAGATTTGCTATACTGCCATTAGCCCTCTGCGGCAATCTCAAGGAGGTGGTTCCCATGACCAACCTTTTGACTTTGCCCGTTCCAGACCAAAGAAACGGCGCGATGCGATAGGGCAAGGGGCAGAACCGGAACTGCCAAAGTGAGCGGCGCGTCCATAGAAGCGCAAGTCTGATTTTGCGTCAGGATGGCATTGCCGAGCCGATGGGAAGTAATCCATCAATTCGGACGGATGCAAAGCAAAGCGTCCGACCATCCTGTGCAGCGCGTTCTGGTAAACAAATCTGGGGGAAAAGCATCCGTGAACAGACCACGGGTGCTTTTTCTTTTCCCCGCCGCAGTCAATGCCCACCGAAACCTCATAAACATGAGAAATCACACTTGACACCGCCCCGTAAGCGTATTACAATGAAATCGCCAAAAGACATTGCAAAAGCCGCTTTTATGGGGGGCTGGTTTTTGTGTACCATTTTTCGGTTGGCATGGTTATATGATACCTCACTTTGTGGGGTAAGTCAATACTTGATACCCCATTTTTTGGGTTTTGGCGAAACCCACAAATTGAGGTGTGCGTTTTGATAAGATATGATAGAATTCAAGAGCTTGTGAATCTTTGCGGGAAAAAGAAAAGCTTCCTTAGTGAAGCAATGGGGTTCTCGTCGAGATATTTAATTGATGCCAAAAAGCAAAACACAAATATCGCCGATGAACCGTTGCAAATTCTCGCAAAAGAACTTAAAACCACGCCTGAATACCTCCGTGGCGAAACGGATGACCCGGGCATAAAAGAAGCCCCCGCCACAGAGGGCAAGGGCTTGAGCGCAGCGCGGCAAAAACTATATGACGCTATTGCGAATTTGACCGATGAACAATGCACCAAACTTTTAGGTGTCGTGGAATGGGCAAAGGAAAACAAGTGACGTATGGAAAAGACCGCTTATAAAATTTTGAAAAAGCTATATAATTCTGAATCAATAAGTATAGACGAAATAAACCAGCTGACTAAAAAAGACGATTCCAAACCGATTGAACCTAACCAGCCCAACAAGTATGTTACTTATCTCAAAATGGATAAGATGGTAACGATATTTGACGAGGGTGGAACCGCAGACGGCGCGGGAGGAAGCGTTGATGCAACAGAATTTGTTCGCATCACTTTAGCCGGTCGGGATTATATCGAGAAACAGCGGAAAGAGCTTTTTATGTTCTGGATTCCTTACGCTATTACGACTGCCATTGCTGTAGCAGCGCTTCTCGGATAGATTCAACCTTTTCTGCTGTTAGCTCGCTCGGTTCATACTCTTTGCAAGGATTATCTTTCCCGCATCCAAGAATATAATATCCATTCCTAATGGTGTACCTTCCTACAACATACTTGCATCCAGCGCAAGCAAGGCTTTTGCACTGCGGGAGCGCAGCCTTATCAATAACGGCAGATCGGCGCGTCTTCTCTTGCTCTGCCGCAAGTTGTCCTCTGAGTTTGCGATTTTCTTCCTCTAACTCTTTTCGTGTAACAAACATTCTAACCTCCTTAAAACAAATTCAGCCTGTGCATCTGTAAGGGTTAAAATTTCTGCTTTTAATCTATCTCTGACCGTTTCGTAATAAATCTGCTGTCCCGTCGTATGTACCTGTTCATTCATCCGTTCCGTCCTCCGTTCAAGTTCATGCTATAAAACAGGTGTTCTATCACACGACTTAATATAGCACTTTCGTTCTATTTTTGCAACTACAAGATATGGGGCGATTATTAGCTCAAATCTCTATTTTAAAAAGGTGGTGAACTTGACATGGCGAAAAAGTCTCTTAAAATTCCCGGCTTGTCTTTTAGTTGGAAGCGGGCACTTGGCATCACGAAAGCAAAACAGAAAATCGCAAAGGCTACCGGCATTCCTATGTCAAAGGCAGGCCGCCAACGTAAGGTTGGGAAAATGCTTGGCATAAAATAATTTAGATTGGCCCCGCCGCCCTCTGCAACAAACGGCGGGGCCTTTTTGCAGCCAGCGGGAAGCGGTCGCCGCTGCTTGTTTTGACCATACCCCGCTTTACCTTGGCAATTCAACACCGAAACATTGCAATAAGACAGCGCTCGACACGGTTCGACAAGCCCTCATCTTGCGACTTTGCGGCGCAAAAATCGAAAAAATTAAGGTGGCGTAAATGAACATTCAAGAAGTGTGTAGAATCCGTAAAGAAGAATTGAAATTGACCTATCAGGACATTTCCGACGCTTCCGGCGTACCGCTGTCCACCGTGCAGAATTTCTTTTCCAAGTTTTCTAAAGCTCCGTCCATCTACACCGTCGCGCCAATCTGCAAATCGCTTGGAATATCGCTTGATGAAGTGTTCGAGATCTCCGAACACTTGACGCCAACAGAAGAAACCTTGCAAGCGCGGAATGATGAGTTGGAACGTCACGTTGACGCGAAAGCGGACATGATCGAGATCATGCGGCGTGGAGTGCGTATCCGCAACGGCGTGATTGCTATAATGTTTGCCATTATCGTTCTGCTGGCCGCGTGGTGCTTGTACATTGATTGGAGGGGGATTTTATGAGAGTGGCATTGTATATCCGCGTCTCGAGCGAGGAACAGGCGCGGCATGGCCTATCATTGCAAGAGCAGAGGGACGCGCTGACAAGGTATGCCGAAGCGAACAAAATGTCGGTGGTGGGCATATATGAGGACGCGGGCATATCCGCGCGAAAGCCGTACAAAAAGCGCCCTGCGCTTCTGCGGCTGCTGGACGATTGCAAAGCGGGGAAGGTAGACATGATCCTGTTTATCAAACTCGACCGATGGTTTCGGAACGTCGCCGGGTACTACGACGTGAAGACGCAGCTTGACAAATACGGTGTGACATGGCAAGCGACGGAAGAGGACTACGAGACGCGCACCGCGTCCGGGCGCTTGAAGGTCAATATCATGCTTTCCGTCGCGCAGGACGAAGCCGATCGCACAAGCGAGCGAATCAAATTTATCAACGACGGCAAACGCGCAAAAGGGCAACCAGCGGGGTCAAAAGCCCCTTTAGGATATATCATTAAGGACAGGCAATACCAGATCGATAACGGCACGGCAGATGCCGCGCGAGATATGTTTGCGGCGTATATCAGACTGCAAAGCGTGCTTGGCGTAAAGCGCTATATGCTTGAGACGTGGGGCATTGACAGATCATATAACAAGTATATCAACTATTTCCGCAACCGACTTTATATCGGTGAGGTTTACGGTATCGAAAATGCTTGCCCTGCCCTGGTGAGCAAGCAGGATTTTGACATTGTAAATGATATTTTACGTCAGCGGTCGCAGCGCTGCGCGGGATTTGAGACAGATCGCGTTTATCTGTTCTCCGGCTTGTTGCATTGCAAAGAGTGTGGAAAAACGATGCAATCGGAAACGGCAAAGCAGATTTATACTTACTACCGTTGCCGGACACGAATGCTTGACAGCTCCACTTGCCAGCACAAAAAGCGGATCCGCGAAGACGCGCTGGAAGATTACCTATTGCATGAGCTTGAAGGTATCGCCGAGCGAAACATCCGCTATTACAAAAAGGCAGAAAAAAAGCCCACGCAAAGTGCGGACGCGATACGCAAAAAAATGGATAAGCTGAAAACGCTTTACCTGAACGACTTGATCGAACTGGACGAATATAAAAAAGAGTATACTGCTCTAAAAAAATCACTTGAAACGGTAGAGGAGAAGCCAAGGACAAACCTTGATGCTCTCCGAAATGGGCTTGCTGAATATGATACTTACTCACGGGAAGAAAAAAAGGAATTCTGGACGCGCTTTATCCGAAGAATTGATGCAGATGACGACGGCGCGTTTTTTGTAACGCCGCGTTAGGCATAATTTACCTTTGTCGACACGAAGGTAAATTATACCCAAAAGAACACCCCCGCCTTACGACGGGGGTATTCTCATTTTTCGAGTTTCCGCATGACGCTGTTATAGACGCGCTCGTTCACTATTTTCAAGCTGTCCATCAGCTCGTCCATGATCTCCCATGCCTTGTCCGGTGAAACATCTGCCACTGCGCGCAGGAAATCGCTGTCGCCGTATGTTTCGACGTTGACCGGCGCGGGCGCCGCGGAGTATGCCATTGGCAAAGCCCTTTCTCTGCTGCCGCTTTGCTGGTCACGAATGGCATACAGCACGGCAAGGCGCTCATAGTTTTCCCAGCTTGATTCCTCTGTTTCAAGGCGAGCTATCCAGCGTTTGACCTCATTCTCGTCGACCATAGGGGCGCACCCCCTTTAGCCCTCAATCGTGTCCATGCAGCGCTGGATGGCTCTGCGGATGCTTTCGTCGTCGGCGTTGTCCAGCATTTCCTGCAACTGGCGTTTCATGTTGTCGATGCCGCCGTCACGGGAATAGTGGCCGCGCACATAATGCGTGCCGCGTCTCGCATTGGACATATCGCGGTCATAAGCGCCGCGCATACCCGACTGCCAATCTCCGTCGCGGGAATAGCCGCCGTCTTCCATCATCTCGATCTTATCGATGTTCTTGATGGTGGCCGTCAGCTTGTGCGCAATTTCGAGGTCGCCCGCGCCAAGCTCGCCCTTGCGTGCCAGCTCGTCGAGTTCGTCGCACAGCATATTGCGCAGATCATACATTGCTTTCTTGCTCATGTCCATTCTCCTTTCACGCGATTCTCTCAACCGTCAGGTTCGAGTTGGCGAAGTTGACGGCCTGAGTGCTGGTGTTTTCCATTGCGACCGTCAGGCAGCAGCCTTTCGGAACGCAGACCTGTGTGGAAACATAAATGTTAAAGTAGTTTCCTACCGCCGCGGGCGTGACGGTCGCCGTTGCGCTGGTCAACGGCTCTCCGTTGATGGCAAGCGCTGCCGTGATGGCTTCAACCGTGCCTCCGGTGGGAATAGCGATGTTGCCGCCATAGGAGACCCGAAACATGGCGCGGTTTTGATTGGTGAGGCCGCGCAGCGTGACAATGCCTGCGCCCTGACGATGCACGATACAGGGCTTGCTATTGACCGCCGTTTCGGTCAGGGGAACGTTCTGGCCTGCGGCTACGCTCACAATATTCGCGTTTGTGTACTCTGCCAAAATAATCAGTCCTTTCATGTGCCTCGAAATCGAGGCAATTAAAATACAGCGGCAGGGCTATTGCCCCGCCGCGTTGTTGTTAGTATCGGCACGGGGCCGACCATCTCGGTAATGTCACCGATATGGTGCCCGAGAAGCTATGCTATGCAGTTGTCAGCAGCCGCAAGCCGCATACTGGGTGCAGCAATAGGGATTCTGCACCGTGTAGGCCGGAATGGGAGACGGGCGCAGTTGCGAAACCAGATAACTGTTCTGCGCCGCCTGACTTGCCGCCAGCTTCAAGCCCTGGTTCTCGGCCTGAAGGTCGGACAGCTTGCTCTGCGTCAGGAAGTCGAGGATTGCGCGGCTGTTGCTGTTGGCATTGTCGATGATGTCGCGGGTCGCGTTCTGCACGGTGTTGCGCGTGTCGCACGCCTGCGCCGCCATGTCGTAGCGCACCTGAGCGATAGCTGCACGGTTTTCGCAGCAACAATTAGCGGCCTGCATCTGCATGGCGTTGAGCTGCTGCATCAGCGCCGCTTGCTGATTGCTGCGGGACAGCTCAGCCTGTGCAAAGCCGTTCGCCATTGCCATGTTGGCGCCGTTGACAAGCTGCGCCTGCTGGTAAAATCCGTCGCAAAGGCCCTGATTTACACTTTCGATCTTGCGCTCGACATTGGCAAAATCAGAGGTCAGCACATAGCCGTCGACCACGCCGCCGGAATTGCCGTTGTTTCCCCAGCCGCCATTTCCCCAACCGAGAAATGCGAAAAGGAACAGGATAATAATAAACCAGCTGCCTTCTCCGCCCCAGCCAAAGCCGCCGCCGTTGCTGGAATTTACGGGCGCAACAGGCATAGTGGCCTGAACGCCGCCGTCAGAAAGAGACATAGTATCACTCCTTTGAAAAATTTTTATTCATCAAATCGTGGCCACGATGTTGATTTTGCAAAAAGTTGAGCAAACACTTTGCTTAAATCTTGCTTTGTCTTTGCTTACTGCATCAGGCTTTGAAATTGCTTTGCCATCTGCTGAAGCTGGTTGAGCTGTTGCTGGTTCAGTTTACCGCTTTGCAAAAGCTTTTCGACCTCCGCTTTGGGGTCTCCCCTGAAATTCGCTTTGAACTGGTTAAACTGCTGCATTATCTGGGCAAAGTTACCCATAGGGCCCTGCCCGCCGCCCAGCGCGGCCATAAACGGATTATTCATCGTCTTCGTCCTCCTCGACCTTGCGCTTCTTCTTGCCCTTTAATTCGCCCACAAGCGCCGCCAGCGCGTCAAACTCTTTACGGGTGACAAATTCCACGCCCTTTTCCTGCGGCGTTGTGCGGGGCGTTTCTGCGCGCTCTACGAGGTCATAAATCTTGAGCGTCGGCTTGCCGCTTGCATCCGCCTGCTTGAGATACACAGTCGGCGCGGTAGAATCCCACAGCGCCACAGCGGAGTTGGGCGCAATGAGATAGCCCCTTGCCTCCTGCTCGCCGCTTACCCACTGCACGCCGCCCTGCGCGATGGGGTTTTGCTGCACTGGCTGCGACATAGGCTGCTGCATAGGCTGCATCTGTGGCTGCTGCATCTGCCGCATTTGCATGAGGTTATCCGGCATCGGCTGCGGATAATAGGGGTTGAAATAGGGATATGCCATGTTCATTCCTCCGTTTCTTTTACCCAGTAATAAAGCGGGATTTCGTTCTCGCTGTTCCAGCTGTCATAAATCGTCCCGTCTTGCACGCAGACCACATGACCGGAGAGCGCAAGAATATACGTCCCGCGCGGGTGATCGTCTGCAAACTTACCGACCGTGTAGCAGTCCGGGCAGGTGTCCGGCATGATGTAGCGACGATAGCCAAACGACCGCAGATACGCGCCCCAACAGGCATTTGCATTGGGCAAGTCGCCGTCTAAGTACCCCTGTATGCAGAGGGATAAATAGACCTCGCCCCAGTCCTTGCCTGTCGCTTTGCAGATCGCGCGCACGGTGCAATCGGACACGTTGCGCCCAGCGGGGTTTGGGTTGAAATAGCTATACATGGAAAAGCTCCGCGAAATAGACGTAAGTGCGCAGCTCGTCGGGATCGGGGAACAGCGTCAAAATGTCCATTGCCATCTGCTCAGTAAAGCCCAAAGCTAAAAGTCGGTCATACATTTCGCGCACCTCCTTTGTTACATCTATGGTACAAAAAAACGGGCGCTCGAAAGCGTCCGTAAAGTGTATGAAAAGTGCAAAAGCCCCGCCGATTAAGGCAGGGCTTTTTCTTGTGCTATTTTGTGATATGCGCGCCGCCGGTATTTCTTGACTGCATCAACAGATAGGCTTCGCTCCATTGCCACCTGCACGCAGCTTTTCTGCCGCACGTCGCACTCAATGATGCACGCCGCCTCGTCCGCTGGCAGCTCAAACGATAAGATATACGCCACGGCTCGCTTGGGGGCCATAGAGGATAACTCCGCCCGGATACGCTTGTGCTGACTGTCCATGCCCCGTGTGGGACGTTGCAGAGCGCTTGCGCGTGGCTTTCGCCGTCCGTGCTCCTTCCTTATTTTTTCGACCGCTCCAACATGGCAATAACTTCCTGCCGCGTGATAAGTCTCTGCGGCGCGCTGCCGTCCGTGATCTTCTCGGCCTTCGCCTTGTCCCAGTTCGCCTTTGCCCAATTCGAAACAGGTTTCGTGCTGAGCTGTGCAAGGTAGCTGTCCATCATCTTGTTAAACGTTGCCTGATCCATGTACTCCTCCATTTCCGGCGGATACTTGCCCGCCAAGATCATGCTCCCTGTGTATCGCATATGATCGTCCCACTGGAAATGCGGCTTGTCGGGGAATTTTTTCCAGTCACCGCCCCACGAAAAGCCGACCTGCTTGCCAATCTGCCCGCAGCGGGCGAAGAACGACGGATCGTCGTACTCATGCCCCTTGACGTTTTTGCAGATGTCAAACGCAAGCCCCGCCTTGACGCTGTGGAACGTCGGCCGCGTCGCGTTTTTTGCCGCGTATCCCATGCGCGCAAGATAGCGCTGATACTCGTCATCTCGCACCGTTTCCGTCACGAGAACCGGCAGCCCCGCCCCCTTGCAGAGGTCGAGAAAGATGACGCAGTTTCGCCGCACGTCCTCGCGCAGGTCGGCAATGTCCCTACTGTGATACATCGCCGTCACCATTGCCATCGATCACGTCCTGCGTCTTTTGGCTTTGCGTGCCGAAGTAGAACGCGATGATGACCGCATAGATCGTCATAAAGTCCTGACTGATCTTGCCGACGATTGCCATGTACGCAAATACCGCCGTCAGCGTTAGCGTCACAAGGCTCTTGACGCTCATCAGGTTTGCAATTCTCTTGAGGATTCTTTCGTTCATTTTATTCGTCCTTTCCCTTGATTTTGATTCCCGCCAGCAAACCGAGTTCCGCCGTCCATGCGGCGAACCATGCCACCGTCAGGCTGTCCGGTACGGTCTTGTCAAAGGCCGTCAGAATAAGTGCCGCGACGCAGTACCAGCACAGATTTACGACCGCCGCGATCAGGTACTTGTCGCGCTTTCGAAGCTTTTTCATGTCATGCACCACACCCAAAGCGCGCGGATGGCCTTGATGGCTACAGCCGCGCCAAGCAGCAAGGCGGCGCCCGCGATGATGGCAACTGCCACCCCTGCAAAATCATCCATCATGCCAGCCCTCCCGAGATCAGCCACGCGAGGAACGCCCCCGCGAGCACGGCAAGCAGTTTGTCCACGATGCTGTCCCACCGTTTTCCCGCCTTTCCCGTCATGGTCTTCACGTCCTCCTTGATCTCCTTCACGTCACCTTCTACTGTCTCTTGCTTCGTGGCCAGCACTTCGACCGATGCAACAAGCCTATCAAGCGCCACCTGATGCTCGGCAAGCTCGTTGATTCGGTGCGTGTTGCTTTTGCATCGGCTCTCAATCAGTGCGATTTTTGCGTCGTCGTAATGATTCACGTCCATTTGCTCCCTCGTTTCTATTTATTTTTCGTCCGTCACCACCCCATACCGCGCAAACATTGCGCGGATGGCGGGATTGCGCAGCAGCTTTTTGCGCTGGCCTTGGTTGAGGTCGTTGTAGACCGCTTGCAATGCGGCCTTGACTTCCGTGTTGTACGCGACGACTCTCTTTCTCAGCTCGCTCATGCCGTCACCCCCGACAGCAGTGCCTCCATCGCCTCGCGCAGCTCAGCGTTGTCCTGCTCCAGCGCGGCAATGCGTTCTTCGGACGAAGGTTCCGGCGCTGGGGCTTCTGCTACCAGCTTTTCAAGCTCCGCGATTTCTGCGGCGGTCATATCGCGGTAGATACCGTTCTCACAAATTCTCATGCTTCCCATCCTTTCGACAGCACAAGGCAGCGTACCTTTGTCCCAACGGGCAAATGATCCCCTGCTGTGCGTATATACAACCTAACACCATTAAAAACATCATTATAACTTCCGTCAAACACTGTCGCAGCATTAGCGCCAGAAACGAATATCGCACGATTGGAACCGGCATACAAACAATTTGAAGTCCGGTTGATGGTTTTCCAAGTGGCAACGTTTTGTATAATACGCAATCCGCTGGAAAGCACATTGCTGGACATCGGGTACACCCAGATGTTTCCATTGTCCGATGTTTGCGTACTATCTGCCGGGATCATAAAGCACAAAACCATGGCAAGTGCATGATACCCAGAAATTGGCCTGCCGTTTTTGTCGGTAGATATAATCAAATCGTTCACATCTTCCGCGGTTTCCGTGTCGATAACTTCGTACCATTCTACGCCGCCTCCCGCCATATCCACCGGCTCCCACTTGGTCGGCTTGCCGTCGGTGTCCACCGCCGTGATTTTGGCGATTTGCCCAACCGTCGCGCCGGTGATGCCGAGGGAGAGGTCGGCGGCAGCGTCTTCGCCGTCCTTGATTTGGGCGATCTCCACGCCGTCAGCGGTGATGCTTGTGATCTTGCCTGTTTTAGTTGCCGCGATTTTCGGTGTGTGACCATCCTTGCCGGGTTCTCCATCCTTGCCCGGAGCGCCCGGTTCACCCGGTTCGCCATCCTTGCCGGGCTTGCCTTCCAGCGAGGCAACGGCAATCAGATTTTTCCACGTCACGCCGTCGGTGCTGTACTGGATGTAGCCGCCGTCCACACGCATTTTAACCGTTCCGCCGCCCGAGCCTGTTCTTGCCGCTTCGTTGATAGCGGCGACGAGGCTTTCCTTTGCCTTGGTGGTCAGTTTACTGAGGTCGCCAATTTGGCGCTTGATTTCGTCAAACCATGCCCTCGCGGGGTCTTCGGGCGGTTTTGTCATCCCATCCGCGCTTTTGGATGCGACCACCAACGTCTCCCACGTCTGCGACTTTGCAATGGTGTCGCCGACGTAATAGATCAGCTCCAAACTGCCGACCTCCGCCGTCGCAACGTCCGCCGCGCGCACGTCCCATACAAGATCAGCACCCTCTACGTTGACTACGGCGGGATAAGCCTTGCCCTTCTGCACGACCACCAGCTCAAATCGACCATCGCCGTAGAGCTTGGCGTACTTCTCTGCGATTTCCGGCCACACGACGCGCACGGCGTTATTCTCGCCTTGCTTGCCGAGCGGGATGCGCATGGCATCTCGCACAATGACTGTCCTCACGGTATCACCGCCTTTCTTACTTTTCTGCGCTGCTCGTGTCTACCCCGTACATCTCAAGGATGGGCGCAACTCTTTCGTTGCGCAGGATTTTTTTCTGCTGTCCCTGATTCAGCTCGTCAAAAAACGTTTGCAGCGCGTTGCGCGTCTCCGCGACGTGCTCGCGGGCGCGCTCAGTGTAGGTTTTCTTACTCATTTTACTTTTCCTCCATCAGCAGGATTTTTGCTGCCGTCTCCGCGTCGGCAAGCTGCGCTCTCAGCGCCTCCGCCTCCGTTACCTTGCCCATCTTGATGCTGACCGTGCCGTCGCGGTGGTCGGTGATCGCACCGCTGACGCAATACTCGCTGTTGTCCCACTCTTCGATGTGCTCCTCGGTCTGGCCAGTGGGCTCACCGCTCTCGTCCAGCACGGGGACGGTTTCACGCTGCACGATTGTCCACGGGGTATTGTCCGGCAGCAGTGCCGCCGCTTCCGCGCTGGTCATGCGCAGGCGGATGGTCTTGGTGTCGCGCTCGCCCCACTCGCGGTCAATGCCGCTGTAGTTGGGTTCCGCCGGGTACTCCGTGCCGTTGACTTTGATGTAGATTGCCATAAAATCACTCCTTTAAGTTTTTGATGGACGTTCCTGTAGGCGACAGCCGATGACGTCGCTCCCGCTCGACGCACTGCGGCAGTCGACGCAGAGCGGACCGGTAACCCGGGTCTGGGTATAGCTGCCGCCGTGAAACAGGCAAGGATTATTATCATTGAAGTACCAGAAATCCGAGGCATAGGTCGCTTCACTGCCGTATGATCCTCTCGGGAACAGCGCCCATTCAAGACTGCTTGCTGTCGGAATGGTGAAGTCGGACGGATACCCGCTTGTGGGCTTACCGACCAGCTTACCGTTCGCGCTATCGCTGAAGTTGTTGGGGGTGTTGATGACATTCAGACCTTTGCTGTTGTAGTAGCAGCCGTCCATCCAGTCATAAACATTGTCCCACCAGCCTTCTATATTGCGATACTGCGTAAAGCCGTAGCTGTCGCGGCTTGCTGCGGTCGTACCGGTGTGATAACCCATCGCGTCGGTCTGACCGTTAATCATCTTCGCACCGCCTGAGGAGCAACCCCTGCCGATGCGCTCGCCGTTCCAGTCGGCAAACTCTACGAGGAATAGCATGTTCACGTACCAGTACTGCGCAAAGTCCATTTGCCAGAAGTTACTGCCAAGATTGTGGATACCGCTGCGCGCCTGACTTCTCGTGATGTTTATCTGCTGCGCGGCACCTGTGGTAGACTTGTAGTCACTGGTGCAGTGATAACGGCCGATGTAAGAGTAGTTCAGCTCGCCAAGGCCATCACCTCTATCTCTGTTCACAGGGTCAACGGAAAATCCATCGACGGGGCCGTCCGCGATCTGAAGCTTCAGCTTTTTGGCGGTCTTCGTCCACTTGAACCAATACTTCGGTTCCTTGACCTCAACGCCGCCCGCGCGGTTCTCTCGCACCATCCCCGCCCATGGCATCAGGCCGTCGAAGGGGGAAGAGCCGCTACCGTTGTTTACTGCGGGGTTCGGCTCGCCAAACTTTGCCGCGTCGTCCGTGCGCGTGCCGCGCGTTGCGCCGCTGCTTGTCCAGTCCCATTCAACGCCGTAGATATGCGTCTCCGACTCCGTTTTGAACAGGATATCCACGCCCGTACCGTTGACAAGCGCGCGCCCGCCCTTGATATCCACGCCCGTACCGTTGACAAGCGCGCGCCCGCCCTGCACGCTGTAGGTCGTGCCGTCGATCAGCACGGCGTGCGTCTTGTCCGTGGGTGTCGGTTCAGGCTCCGGTTCGGGTGGTTTTGGTTCCGGATCGGGTGGTGTGGTTCCCGCTTCATACTCTACAATGAGGTCTGCACCATAAAAACGCATAAAATATGCGTTGTTTACATACCACCCGCCGCGCTGGACAAAGAGTTTGATCTTCACGTCTTCCAGCTGCGCGCGCGTTACGTTTGTAGTTATGACCTCGGCGACGGAGGCTATCTGTCCAAATGCGTAGTCGTTGGATGCCGCGAGCACATCCTGCCTGGACAGCAGGCTCACCTGCGTAATGCTGATGCGTTTTGTGTTTTCTGTCTCCACGTCGCCCTTTGCCCGGAGCGTGACCTTTTTGATGGTCGCGCCCGCCGGAATGGACGATGTATCAAACCGATAGGTCACATACGTCTGTGCCTGTTTGCCCCATGTGAGGTAGATTTCCGTGTATGTCGTGTTGGTCGACCCCTTGCCGATAGGCTTAGTCAGCGGCGCATCGGCACTCACGCTGTCGTATGTGCTCTCCTCTGCGACTACCTGAGACGGGTGCAGTGTAATCGTTGCCATGCCGTCCCCTCCTTAGCTGTAATACCAGTTGATAGCGTTGTTTTCCGTTGGCGTGGTCTTTGTTGCCACAAGCGTCTGTTTGGTAATGTTGCCGCTGGCAATGTAATCGCTGCCGCGCGTCGCCGCTGCTGCGCCACCAGTGCCATCGCCTTTGAGCAGCGCGGTGGTCTTAGGTAAGTCCGCACTGGATACAGTTACTGCTCCAGTTTTGCCATTGACGCTCGTGACCGGATACGGAGGAGGATTGCTCGCGCTGTACTGCTTAACATTGTCCACGTTGCTGAGGCCTACATCTCCCTTTGCAAGGCTTACAGCGCCTGTCTTGCTGTTGACGCTTGTAACCGGTGCACTCTGCAAAGCGCTGTCTGCCTTGCCCAAAATAGCCTGCACGTCTTTTGCAAGGTCGGATTTTGCGACTGTTGACTTAAATGCCAGCGTGCCGAGGTCACCCAGCCACTTTGCAATCTTGCCAAACAGCACCGAGAGCTTTTCCCCCGTTGCGATGTCTACGCGGGACGAAGCCTTGGAAAAAGCCGCCGTCACGTTGCTGCCGTCGCCAGTCTTGTTGAGCTTATTGGCGAGCGCCGAGTACACGCCGCCAGACTGTACGGGATTCGCGCTGCCCTGCGTAGGCGTTGCATCAGTAGTTACCTTGACGTCCTTGATAGCATTGTCAACATATGCAAAGATGTCCTTGCGCTTGTTGTTAGGGTCATACACAGACGCCAGCATGTCACCAGTACCAGCACCAGAAGCGCCACGACAATAGCCCGCGTCGTAGCTCGTGCCGTCGGAGAGCGACACGATCATATGATAGTCGCTCTGACGGATGGTGATGCCCGTAATGGTAGGCGCGTTATCGCCCTTATCCCCCTGCTTGAGCACAAGGTTAAGCGTCTGATTGGGCGCAGTGCCCGTGATCGTTGCGCTTGCAACAGTTCCAGAGGTGACGTTACCGATTTTAAGCGTGTTGGCGGGACCAGCGGGGCCTTGGATGCCCTGCTTGCCCTGTGGCCCTTGGATGCCCTGCGCTCCCTGCTTACCGTCCACGCCTGGGTCACCCTTTGCGCCGGGTGCTCCCTGCGCGCCCCTGTCGCCCCTGGGGATGCCAAGCGTCAGCGTGCCGTTGTTGGGGTTAAAGGTGGCCGTCGCTTGGCTGCCTGTCGGCAGCGTCTCAACGGAGACGCGCAGAACGTTAAACGTCAGAAATTCCAGCAGTGTCTTGCCTTTAAGTTTTTTCGCCGCGCCCTGCTGCTGCAAAACAAACAAGTCATCGTCGGTGATCTGCGACGCTTGTACAAGATCGTTAATTGCTTTGTCCGCCATCCGCTACCTCCGTTTCCGTCTGCTTTTTATGCTCCACGCCCTGTGCGAGAATCGCATACGCCCTGCGCAGTTCGTTTCGCGCCGTGTACATCTTGTCGACCTCCGACGTGGAGATCGTGACCGTATCCAGCACGTCAAAGGCCGTGCGCATCGCCTGCATTGCCTGTTCTTCCATGTTTATCCTCCTCTTGCCCATGTTGTCCCGCCGAGGCATACCCAGATATCACCCAGCCGCCAGCGGTCTGTGTAAAGCCACACATCGCCGGGGAGAAACTGGGCACCGTTTGACATCAAAATCCCAGAGCTTGTGTCCTCCACCCAGACAGCATACAGCGTGTAGCATGTGCCGGGGTAGGATGTCGCGCCGCTGTATAGCACGATCTTACTGCCAGCGGCATAAAGCGTGCCGGAGCTATCCGAGTTGAGCGACCATCCAGCAAACACATACCCGCTCTTTTGAGGGACGGTGCTCGGCAGGTAAAAATTGACATAACCGTTGTCATTGGACTCGTTGCCGTATTGCGTCGCGGGCGCGCCGCTGCCGCCATTCCCGTTGAAGTTAATATAGGCGTAATACGTCCGCGTCGGCTGCGGCGGCGATACCGAGGCCGTAGTAAAGTTGCCGTTTTGCTCAAAGCTGTCTCCGCCAAATCCTCCCGTAACGCGGTATTGGAGCCAAGCAAACCACGAGTAGAACGTGCCGGGAGACAGCCCGGTAATGACGCCGGAAAACGTGTTATAGCCGCCGCTCGTCTGCGGCGACGTAAAATAATATTCGCCGACGCCAGTGACGGAGACGCGGATTCTTCGGGCGTAAGCGTAGCTCTCATCGCCGCCGGAAAACTCTCCGCTGACGTATGCCCGCGTGCCGTCATTTTGATCTGGCGTAATCGTTACCCATAAGCTCGCCATATCATTGCCTCAGTTGCACGTAGATTTGCCCCGCAACGCCCGCGCCGGATGGTGCACCGTAGCCGTAGCTTGCCGTTGCAAGACACAGCGCCGCCGCGCCGAGCTGCACGCGCCCGGACTGCACAGTGATGCTTCCTCCCGTTCCAGCTGACAAAAACAGGTTACCCGCCGATTGGATTTGGATACCGCCTTGAGATGTGAGCAGCCCAAGGCCTACGCCGGTCGTCGTGTACGACAGTGCAATACCGCCGACTGTGTTGCCGTTTCCGTCCTTCAATCCGACCTGATTGCCTCGCAGCGTGGATGCCTCCACGCCCAACGCATAGATGTAGTCCGTTGTCACCGTGCCCTTGATGATCTGCGTCACGCCCTGCTCGGTCTGATAGCCGCTGTTATTGGTGAGCTGGCTTGTGTGGGTCGGGATTTGGCTCGTCTGTGCAACGCCTTTTGGCAGCTGCCCAATGGTTAGCGCGCCGTCGATATTTACGGATTTGACATGCAGGTCAAACGTCTGCGTGCTCAGCTCTGCACCGTTTGCCATGAGCTTAAAGGTCGTCCCGTCTGCTCCGCTGCTTGCGCTCATCGTGATGCCCTTTAGGCTTTGATCGATCATGCTCTGTGCGTTTTTGCCGTCGATCTTACCGGACACCTCGCTGCGGATACCGTCGATTGACGTGGACAGGGACGTTACCCGCCCGTCAATGCCCTCGACCTTGAGCATGATTTCCTCGCTGGTCTTGGTGATGAGGGAGCGAGCCTTTGCCATGTTGCGCTCGATCTGCCGCTGCGTAGCGGATTTGTACGGATACTCGTCGTCCAACTCGTCAGCGTCGGGAGAGGAAATGCCGGAAGCGCACAGCGCCGAGAAATTAATCTCTTGCTCAACGAGCGGGACATAGTGCCCCGCGACGGTCATTGCATCACCGACCTCTGCCGCAATATTTAGCAGTGCGTCGCTGCCCTCGTATCCAGTGTGCGCGTATCCCTTGACTTTGCCGAGGATAGCCCGCGCCATTTCCCCCGTTCCGTCAGGATGCAGCGCCGTCAATGTCTTGCCCGTATCGTCTCCGGCAAAAGCCACTACATCGCCGTTTTCGTCCAGCAACTCCACCTTGGAGATGGGCTGCGACGCAATCCCGGGGGAAAACTCTGCGATTTTACGCCCCAAGTAAACCTTGTCCATATCATCACCCCTTACACGAGGATACGCACGCCGCCAAAGGTAATGGCGCTGCCGGTCTCCGTGATAAGATAATTGGTCTCAGCGGGCATGGAGTTCAACCCGACCAGCAGCAGATTCCCCTCGTCTGTGATGATCCAGTTCCCCGCGTTGGCGACCGCAATACGCCCCAGCGCCTCGCGCATCGTCATATCGCCCTCGTCGTCCACAGGGTACTGCACGGGGAACGCCGCGTTGAGCTGCGTCCTGCTGTCCACCGCAACACCCATGCGTGCCGCAATGTCATTGACCGCCGTCCACACCGGCATCGGCCACGTCTCCGCGTCATAGCTGCTGTCGAGCCACGTTTGCTCCGCCTTGAGCATCGCATCATACCCGTGCACGCTCAAAACTCCCGTTTTCCTGTCGGTTTTTCGTGTCGCGAAATAGAAAACGCCTTTCGGGATCCATTCGCTTTCCTGCCCGTCCGACACAAGCCGCGCATAAACCTTGATTTCTGCCTGCCGTGGGATATCGCCTTTTGGCATGATCTCAAACTCGATTTGCCGTGCAGAGCAGTTACCAATGCCAAAGGTGGAGTACAGCCCACCGTAGACACGCAGACTGTCCTTAACGATATCTGCTTGGCTGTACTCCACCCCCGCAATGCTTAATTTGGTTTCTACGCGATGATTCTTGTCGGCAAGCAGTGTTAAGTACAAATCGCTTACACTGTGCATCAGATTCCCCTCAACTGTATCTCTCCGCCCTTATACCTACGTTTTCCATCGACAGACACAAGCGCAAACGCCGCGTCAAGATTGCTCGTCACGCGCATCGATTTTACCAAGTCTGTCTTGGTATATGGGTCGGAAAATGTCACCTCAATGGTCGATGCGCGCAGCGCGTCGCAATATGCCGTCGCCTCGTCCTCCGTCATCGGGAAGAGGGAGAACGTCACGACATAGCGGTCTTTGTTCCGCGCCGCGTGCTCCACATCGTCCATCGTTACAATGATCTTCCCGTAGCTCACCTCGCGCTGGACGGAGTAAGTAGATACCTTTTTGTGCACGTCAAGCGCGCCGATTTTCAGCGTGATATCCATTTACACCCCCATTGCTCGTTGGAGCTGCCTGTTGTATTTGTATGCCGTCTCGCCGATTACCTTCCCGTCAAGCACAGACTGCACAACAATGTTGATATCCCCGCCCATGCCGCTGAGGGAAGAAATTGCGCCCTGCAATTTCCCAGAAACAGCCCTCTCCGTGCCGATGCTTGCCGTCCCAAAATCAAGGTTGCTCGTGATATTCCGCTTGATATCGCCATACTCGTTGTCCCAGCCCTCGCCAAGGCCCAGTGCCATATTCTCGCCGATTCCCGCAAACACGCGGGACGGGGAATGGATCCCCAACTTGCTTTTCACGCCGGAAACGATCCGCGAAAAGAAACCACTGACCTTATCGCCGATCCAGCTACCCATTGCCTTAATGCCTTCCCACAGGCCCTTCACGATCTGTTTGCCGACATTTACAATATCGGGGAGCGAAGAAACAAAGGTCTCTACAATGGTCGCCATCATGTCAAGAACCGACTGGACGATCTGCGGCAAATTCTCGGCAAGGCCGCTGACGATCGCCATCACCATCTTCATGCCCAGCTCAATGACCTGCGGCAGTTTTTCGACGGCATAGCCGACGAATTTCTCGATCATTTCAGGGCCTTTTTTCTGCACCACAACGCCGATGTTTTCAAGAATTCTCTCAACGACCGGCAGGAGGTTTTCCGCCACCGTCACGGTGCTGCCCAAAAGATTTGTGATGAGTTCCGCCATGTCGGCGTTTTCATCGCCAAGCCCCGTGATAAAGTTGTCATACGCCGCTTTCATCGACGCGATAGAGCCTTGAATCGTCGTGCTGGCTTCCAGCTGCGTTGTGCCCGTGATGCCCATTTCCGTTTGCACGGTATGGATAGCGTCAACGATATCCGCGTAGCTACTGATGGTGTAGTTGGTATAATTGCCCTGCGCGGCGTTTAAGGCGTTCGCATCGTCCAAAAGACGCTGCATTTCCTCCTTCGTGCCGCCATAGCCGAGCTTAAGGTTATCGAGCATGGTATAGTTCTGCTTGGCGAAGCCGGAATACGCATTTTGAATGGATTCCATGCTCGAACCCATCTTGTTTGCGTTATCGCTCATGTCGGTAATGGCCAAATTTGCCTTTTCCGCAGCCGCATCCGTGTCATTGCCCATCGATTGCAGCAGGGACGCGGAAAACGCCGTCACGGTGGTCATGTACTCGTTTGCGCTCATGCCCGCCGTCTGGTATGCGTTCTGCGCGTACTGCATCACGGTATCGGCAGAGGATTTAAAAAGCGTTTCCACGCCGCCGACCAGCTGCTCATACTCCCCGTAGCTTTGTATCGCTGCTTCGCCAATGTTTTTTACCGCACCGGCAACAGCTTTCACGCCAGCAACAATGGCTTGTCCTGCAATATTCGCTTTCAGCACGTCGCCAAAGCTCAATGCCTTTTCTTTGGTATCTCCGAGGTTTTTATCTACTTCGCTCGTGTCTACGCTGATTTTGACAAAAAGGTCTAATAAATTCATGTTCTCACCACGCTTTTTGGTGTTTTTGGTGAAAAGCCCTTGAAAAGTCAAGGCTTATGTACTACAATTTCAGAAAAGGAGGGTTTTGCCATGATCAATTTCAACAAAGATTCCGCATTTGACTTAAAGCCTATTCCCATTGCCGAAGTCCGCGACGAGGTCAACGGTCTTTTGATCGCGGGCGAAGAGATCGCCTGCGCGTTTAAAACGATCCGCGACCAGCTTATCTTCACCAACAAGCGCATCATTTCCGTTGACGTGCAGGGCATCACCGGAAAACGGAAATCGTTCAGCTCCATGCCCTTTTCCAAGGTGCAGTTCTTCGCTATCCAGACACCCGGACTTGTTGAGCTGATCCCCGACAGCGAGCTTGTCCTGACGTTCTCCAATGGCTTTACCGCCAAATTTGAGTTCAAAGGCGATACCGACATCGGGGAGATTGGCCGCATGATCTCGGAATACGTCCTCAAATAACGCCTATCCCTCCGGCAGTTTGCTACGGAGCGGGCGCGCAAAGCGCTCCCTGTGCTGCTCAAGGGCCACAAGAGCGACATCATCGCAATTTTTGCTTCTATTGAGGGCGTGAGCGCGGAGAGCTACA